ATTCCCTATGAAGCAAGCATTGTGAGCGTGCCAGCCGATGCCGGTGTGGGCGTTAATCGCAGTGCTAATGTTGAACCAGTGATCAAAGATAAGGAGACACCAAAAATGTCAGAAATTGATCAAAACGAGATCCGCGAAGCAGCCGCTGAAGCAGCCAAGCGCGATTTCCAAAAGAATGCCAGCGAGATCATCAATCTTGCTGTGAAGCACAACCGCCGCGATCTGGCTGATGAGGCCATCGGTGCGGGGCAGACTGTTGCACAATTCCGCGCAACATTGCTGGACGCTATTGGCGAAGGCAAGCCACTTGAGCAGTCAGCCGGTGCAATTGATATGTCACCAAAAGAAGAGCGTGCCTATTCGTTTATGAAAGCCGTTCGCGGTCTGGTAAATGGATCAGGTCTGAATGGTCTGGAGCGTGAGGTTTCTGAAGAAATCGCAAAGCGTCAAGGTCGTGAAGCACGCGGCTTTTATGCACCAGATAGTTTCTGGGGCGGCAAGCGTGATCTGACTGTTGGCACAGCCACAGCCGGTGGCCACTTGGTCGGCACAGACCATCTTGGCGATCAGTTTGTTGATGCACTGCGTTCACGTCTGGTCTTCAATGAGCTTGGCGCACGTTTTTTGACCGGCCTGAAAGGTGACGTTGCCATTCCAAAGCTGGCAACCGGCGTATCTGCTGGGTTTGTGGCTGAGAACGGCGCAACATCTGAAGTCAACGCTGTGTTCTCACAACTTACAATGACCCCCCGCAGCCTTGGGGCGTTTACAGATATTTCGAGGCTTTTAACTATTCAAAGCGATCCGAGTGCAGAACAAATTGTGCGCGACGATCTTTTGAACGCAATCGCCCAGAAAATTGAGGACGTTGCAATCGAAGGCGGCGGATCAAATGAGCCATCAGGCATCATTGACACTGCTGGCATCGGTTCAGTTGCTATCGGCACAAACGGTGGCGATCTGACTTGGCAAGCAATCACCGATCTGGTGAAAGAAGTCGAAGTTGACAACGCTGCGATCAACGCAAACACACTTGCGTTTTTGACCAACCCAAAGGTTAAGTCACATATGGCTTCAACTTCAAAGGTTGCGTCAACAGATAGCGTGATGCTGTTGGATGCACCTTGGAACAGCCTGTATGGTTACGATCTTGCCGTTACCAACAATGTGCCGTCAGACCTTACAAAAGGCACACTGACAACTGCTAGTGCATTGATTTATGGCGATTTTTCCCAACTTTTAATGGGATTTTTCAGCACTCCAGATATTTTAATCGACCCTTTTACGGGTGGGTCAACTGGAAGTATTCGTATCCGCGTGATGCAGGAAGTAGACTTGGCAATAAGACACAGCCAGTCATTCGCTGCGTGCTTGGACATCGATGCCTAAATCACAGTCGGGGCGGCTTCGGTCGCCCCGTCTTTCGCATAGGGGCTTAATATGAAAATCAAGTGCAAACGCAATATTCTGATCGGCGGCAAAGAACACGTTGTTGGCGATATTGTCGAAGTGACAGACAACATCGGTCTGGATCTGGTCAATACTGGCCGCGTTGAGGTGTATGAAGACAAGATCGGCATCACTGATCGCGCTGTGGGTCTGACAAAGAAATCAGCCGCCAGCCTAGTCAAACGGAACACAAAGAAAAATGCCAAATAGATATATGAAAATTACAGTGATCAAAGACTGCCAAGCTGGATCAGTGGGCATAATGCTGGCCGGTGAAGATCACGATGTGCGCGAAGATGAAGCGCAAAAGCTAATTGATCGCGGTTATGCAAAACAGTGGTCAGCTAAAATAGCTAAAACAGCTAAAATAGCTGATCAGGATGATGATTAATGGCGGTAGAAAGCGCAGATGATCGTGCCATATTTATTGGCGTCGATGATTTTGGCGTTGCTGCTAATTACAACGGCGGCACAGTGAATGGCATATTTGACAACGATTTTGTCGAGGTTGACGCTGGTGGCGGTGTTGGGTTTGCCCTACAACAGCCACGCTTTGTTTGCCGCACCGCAGATGTATCTACAGCCGCTGAAGGCGACACGATTACGATTGACGCCACCGGCTACACCATACGCATTGTGCAAGATGACGGCACTGGTATGACGACACTGGTATTAGAGAAACAATGAGCCACGTTAGACAACAGATACGCGATGACATCGTGACCACGCTGACGGGGCTGGCAACCACGGGCAGCAATGTATTTCGCAGCCGGATATTTCCGCTGGAAGAAACAAATCTGCCAGCACTGTGCATATACACCAAGAGCGAGACAAGCGAATATGATACAATCGGCTTGCCACGTTCTGTGAACAGGGTTTTGGACGTTGCTGTTGAGGCATACGTCAAAGGCGTGTCGAATTATGACAACACGCTGGACACTATTGCGGTTGAAATGGAAGAAGCCATTGCCGCTGATATAACGCTTGGCGGTCTGGCTAAAGATGCACAGATCACTGCGTTTGAAGCTGATTTTGCGGGTGACGGTGAACAGCCGGTGGCCGTGGGTCGGTTTACTGTGACGGTCGAATATCGCACCGTTGAAAATGACGTTGAAACTGCCGCATAGGAGACAAACCGATGGCAACTTTTAAAGGCAACGATGGTGTCGTTCTTATCGGCACTGACGCAATGGCTGAAGTGATCAGCTTTTCTGTTGATGAAACCGCAGACACGATAGAAAACACAAGTATGGGTTCAACCCACAAAAGCTACGTCGCCAGCTTCACTGATTTCAGCGGCAGCGTTGAAACCTATTTCGATGATACTGACACCGCGCACAACAACTGCACAGCCGGTTCGACCATCACACTGAACTTGCAGATGGAAGGCAATACATCTGGCGACCACAAGCTGACTGGTTCAGCTATTGTCACCAGCCGTTCTATTGGCGTATCATCTGACGGTATCGTGACCGCTACATACAGCTTTCAGGGAACCGGCGGTCTGACTGAAACAACCGTAACTTGATGAGGTAAAAATGGGCTTGGGAGAACAGATAGCAGCGCGACGTGCGTTGCAGCGTAAACAGATCGAAGTTGTTGAGTGGGGCGAAGATGACAATGCGTTGATCATATACTGTGCGCCCATTACCGCCGGAGACATCGATAAGCTACAAAGAAAACATAAAGATTTTCTAAACAATATGACGATCACAGGTATGATCGATCTGATTATTGCAAAAGCTGAAGATGGTGATGGCAAGCGTCTATTCACACTTGAAGATAAGATGTATCTTATGAAAGAGAGTGTGGCACTGATTAGCGATATTGCAGCAAAAATGTTCGATGGCGTTGACAGTGTTGAGGACGCGGAAAAAAACTAAAGCAAGATCCGCTGCGGCTAAATATTATGGCCTTGGCGGATCGTTTGCACAAAACACAAAGCGAAATCGAAGAACTAACGCTGAGTGAACTATTTGAATGGTTTGCGTATTACAAGGTGATAGAAGATGGCCAATCAAAATCTTAATTTTACTATCACTGCAAAAGATCTAACACGCGGCGCGTTTAGAGGCTTACAAAAATCGTTATCTATCGTTCGGCGCGGTTTGCTTAATTTCAAAACCGGCTTGCTTGCAGTTGCGGGTGCGGCTGGTCTTGGGCTGCTTGTTAAATCATCACTGCAAAGCATCGACACACTTGGCAAGACTGCGAGCAAACTTGGCGTCACCACACAAGCATTGCAAAAACTGCGATATGCGTCTGAATTAGCTGGCGTTGAGACACGCACAGTTGATATGGCTGTGCAACGCTTCACACGGCGTCTGGCCGAAGCTGCACAAGGCACTGGCGAAGCAAAAGATGCATTGAAAGAACTTGGTCTAGACGCAAAAACCTTGGTTCGTGTGCCGTTAGACAAGCAAATGCTAAAATTGTCTGATGCTTTTGCAAAAGTGAAAAACAGCAGTGATCGCGTGCGTTTAGCGTTTAAGCTGTTTGACAGCGAGGGTGTGGCGTTTGTGAACACCTTGCAAGGCGGCAGCGCGGCTTTGCAGCAGATGTTTAATGATGCAGAGGGTTTAGGATTTATTTTATCATCAAGTGCTGTGCGCGGTGTTGAAGAAGCAAATGACGCAATTAGCAAACTTGGGATGATGCTTGGCGGCGTGCGTGATCAAATTGTTTCTGCGTTAGCACCGGCCTTGCGAGTGATTGTCGATTTGGTGCGAAATAAACTTGTGGAAGGCATTAAGCAAGCTGGCGGCATACAAAATTTTGCTAAACAGCTTGCTTTGTCTGTGATCAATTTAACGGAGACAACCGCGCTGGCTGTGCAAACATTCGTTAATCGAATTGTAACTGGCATCAATTTCATCATAGATGCAGCAGTTGCACTTGGTAATATAATTAATAACAAAACGCTAATGAGCTTGCAAAAAGCTGGAAAATTCGCTTTTGTCAGCGCAGGGTTTTTCAATCAGTTACGTCAATCTGTAAGCGGCACTGCAAATGCCACTATGTCGATGAACAACGCGATGACACAAGGCGCACCTGTGGCAAGCACTTATGGCAAAAAATTAAGTGATTTAGCAGACGCTGCAAAAGATACAAAGGCGCGGCTTGAAGATGCTTCTATTCGTGGCCTTGGCAGAATGGAAGACAGTTTGCTTGGCGTGATGCAAGGCACGATGTCAGTCAAAGATGCGTTTAAGTCTATGGCATCTAGCATCATCAGCGATTTGATGCGAATTGCAATACAGCAAGCAATTACAAGTCGTATTGCTGGCTTTATGAGTGGCATTTTTGCTGGCGGGTTTGGCGGCGGCGGGGGCGTCAGTGGCGGTGCTGGCACTGCTGGTGTGTATTACCCTGCACCACGCGCAATGGGCGGTCAGGTCAATAAAAACACGCCTTATATGGTCGGCGAACGTGGCCGCGAACTATTTGTGCCGAACCAGTCTGGCAGCATTGTGCCAAATCATCAGATTGGCGGTGGCGGTGTCGTTGTCAATCAAACGATCAATCTGTCAACCGGCGTGCAGCAGACAGTGCGTGCAGAGATGACCAATATGTTGCCGCAGATCGCACAAGCGGCTAAAGGTGCGGTTTTAGATGCCAAGCGGCGCGGCGGATCATTTAGCACAGCATTCGGGGCATAGTTATGGCGATCACTTATCCACTATCGATGCCGACAAACACAAACGTGGCCACAGTCAGCCTGACCGCAGCCAACACTATCGGCATCACATCATCACCATACAACTATAAGCTGACCGTTTACCGGCATCAAGGTCAACGCTGGGAAGCTGACATTAATCTGCCGCTAATGAAACGCGCAGACGCCGAAGAATGGATCACGTTCTTTATGAAGCAGTATGGCGGCTTTGGCACGTTTCTGCTTGGCGACCCGAATGCAGCCACACCGCGTGGCAGTGCAGCGTCAGCGGCTGGCACGCCGGTCGTCAATGGTGCAAGCCAGACAGGTGATGAATTGGCTATAGACGGGCTTCCAGCGTCTGCTACAGGCTATCTGCTGGCGGGTGATTACATACAGCTTGGCACCGGCACATCTTCACAGCTTTACAAAGTGCTTGACGATGTAAACAGCAACGCATCTGGCGAAGCGACGCTGACCATATGGCCAGATCTGCGGTCGTCACCGGCTGATGGTGCAACGGTCGTTGTGTCTGACGCAAAAGGTGTTTTCCGGCTATCCACGCCGACACATAACTGGAACATCGACACCGCCGGTTTTTACACAATGTCGTTTGGCGCGATTGAGGCACTTTAATGGCTAGAACGCTTGGCACGAACTTTGAGGCTGAATTAGCGGCTGGCGAGGTTCAGCCGTTTTTTGCTGTGCGTATGGATTTCGATGGCGGCACTGTAACTGTGTGGAATGGTTACGGCGACATCACGATTGATAGCGAAACCTATGTGGGGTCGGCTGATTTCTTGAACTTAGGCGAAATCACTGAAACTAGCGAGGTGCAAGCTGCTGGCTGTAATGTCACGTTATCTGGATTGGACGCCAGCCTAGTTTCAGCAGCTTTGTCTGAAGGCTATCAAGGCAGGTCTTTGAAAATATTTTTCGGCTTTTTAGACAACACCGGCACGATCATTGACACACCATACACGATATTCAGCGGTCGTATGGATGTGATGACCATTGAGGACGCTGGCGCAACGGCAAATATCAACGTGACCGCCGAAAGCCGGTTGATTGATCTGGATCGAAGTCGCGCCAGACGTTTCACAAGCGAAGATCAAAAGATTGATTACCCGAATGACAAGGGCTTAGAAATGGTCGCCAGCTTGCAAGATACTGCTGTGCGCTGGGGGGCTTAAATGGGATTTTTTAAGAGTTTCACCAAAGCCATAAGCAATCCGGTCACGTTGTTAAGTGCTGCGGCAAGTGTCGCGCTGATTTACAGCACTGGCGGTGCCATTTTGGGTCTGACTGCACTGCAAGGCTTCGGCGTGATGGCTGTGGCCACCGCAGCATTGTCAGCCGCGTCACAGGCACTAGCACCCAAACCGGAACTGCCGACATACCAAGCGTTTTCATCCGGTGCTTTGCAAAGAACGCAAAACATCAAACAACCAACACAGCCGCGCAATGTGATCTATGGCCAAATCCGGCAAGGTGGCACGATTGCTTTTATTGAAAGCACTGATGACGATAAATTTTTGCATATGATCGTGATGCTGGCGTCACACGAAATCGAAGAATTTACGACTATTTATTTGAACGATGAAGCTGTAACGCTTTCCGGCAACGACACCACATCACCGGATAAATACGATAACAAGGTCAAGGTTTACAAACAGGTCGGCACAACCACACAGACCGCACATAGCGCGTTGGTGGCTGACAGTGCGAAGTGGACAAGCAATCACCGGCTGCAAGGCATTGCAAACATCTATATGCGTTTTGAATATGACCGCGATGCTTTCCCGAATGGCATACCGAATGTTAGCGCGAAGATTAAAGGTAAAAAGCTGTATGACCCGCGCACAACAACTACAGCATATTCAGCGAACCCCGCACTGGCTATACGCGACTATCTGACCAATAGCACATATGGTTTTGGTGCAGATGCGTCAGAAATCGATGACGCCAGCTTTATTGCAGCGGCAAACATATGTGATGAAAGCGTGGCATTGGCTGGTGGCGGCACGCAAAGCCGGTATGAAATCCACGGCAGTTTCAACACGTCACAGTCACCGAAACAAGTGCTTGAACAGCTTTTGACTAGCTGTGGCGGCACTATTTATTTCAGCAACGGCAAGTTTCACTTAAAGGTCGCAAAATACACCGCACCAACAATCACGCTGACTGAAGACAATCTGCGCGGTGCTATATCGTTGCAGACCCGTCGCAGCCGCCGCGATAATTATAATGCTGTGAAAGGTGTATTCGCGCCAGCCACGACCAATTATATTCCGGCTGATTACCCTAGTTATACAAGCAGCACATTTGTCACCGAAGATGGCGGCGACACAGTGTTTTTGGATTATGATCTGCCATATACCACAGATGCAGCGATGGCACAGCGTCTGGCCAAGATTGCGTTATTCCGCAACCGGCAGCAAATCACAATGACGATGCCTTGCACCATATCAGCATTTAAGCTGGCTGTTGGTGACACAGTAATGGTGACAAACGACCGGCTTGGTTTTAGCAGTAAAGTGTTTGAGGTCAGCGAATGGTCGTTAGCGGTTGATGTTGGTGCGAATGATCAGCCGGTTATCGGGGTCGATCTGACATTGCGTGAATTAAACAGCGCGGTGTTTGATTGGGATGCTGATGAACAGGATTTCATCACAGACAACACAAATTTGCCAGACCCGTTTGCACTGCCAGCCCCGACTGTGACAACAGATGAAAACGTGGTTACAATCAATCAACAG